TCTACTATTGCCCGGTCTTGTGGGGTTAGAAGGTTGACCCCGTCTGGCTTCATAAGCAAGTGGGCATCCATGCCTTCGTGCATTTTGTATGCTTTGATGGAATCATAGATGCGCATTGATGTTCGGCGGATAATCCGTTCAGGGTTCTCCAAGTCAATCATCAGTGTTCTGGCTTTTGGCATTCTGTCTCTGCGGAATGGGTGAATGCCTGCGGCTGACATTAGCGCAACTTGTCGGGCAAGGGTTGTGTTGTGGGTAGGGATGAAACTTTCTCCAATAAGATAAGTGTTATCTGGGCCGTCCACAGAAATGCACAGCATTGGCTCTGGCTCGATTTTCTCCACAGCCGTAATGTAGCGATACTTAGATCGTGGCGTCCGAAGGGGCTTGATTCTGTCTGACTTGCGCTGCAGGCTGAACACCGGCAAATCTGTGGTGAAATAGATTCGGTAGCGCTTTCCTACAGCTTTTCCGTTTAGTACACTGTCCCTTTCATTGAGGGTGGCCTTGATTCCAAATGTCATCAATAACTCATGAACATCATTGGCAAGTGCCTTGTTGCAGACGCAGAACTCTGAACTTCCCCCAGTGTCAATGGTACCATCAGTGTCCATAAGTCCCTGAAGTAGTGCTAGCCGCTGACTGTAGGAGGAACGCAGGTACTGCATGGGGATGCGCTTGTTCCCCAAGATTCCCAGTTCACGTAGTTGTGTTTGTAGCCCTAAGACACCCCACATAGGAACCTTACCGTTTCGCACTGAAGACTCCCTCAAGCGCACATCGTAGCTACCCGACACCCTGTCAATGATCTGCTTATCACTGTCAGCATTGGAGATACCACCGTTGGCGCTGTTCCCATCCCCAAGCCAAACACCTAAGGTGTAAGGGTCGACCAGAAGATCAGCCTCTGGTAGTTGAAGTGGTTCTGTTGTGGGCACAGCGTGATTTAGTGCTTTTGAGACTCTGTTTGAAATGAGACTATCTCTAATTTCGGCGGTTGTGCGCACCTTACCGACTCGCCGTTTTTCACGCTCTTTGATTGTTTCCGTGTACCAGTTGTGTTCAGCGTCGGCGTCTACGTAGCTGCCGTCTGAGAAGTGTACACGGTATGAGTCAGGATTTGGTTCAACGGGGGAGACGTATGTGACGTTTACGGGGTTACCGAATCGGTCGATAACCTTATCTCCGACTTTAATGTCACCAAGTTTTGTCCATCCGTAAGGTGTAGGTATCATACTACTTATTGTAGCACGCTTACCGGCACCTTCGGACGCAACTACGATTACTCGCTCCTGTCTCTCCAGCAGATTTGGAATCACCCAATCGTAGGATAGATCAAAGTCTGTCTCTAGGAACGGTGACCACTCAACAAGGTTACCGGTGTCACGGTGCTCCCGGTCCCGGGTAGACAAGAAGGTGTCTACTGAGGAGGCGACTCGGCCTGCGAGCACTCCTTCCGAAAGATCAGTGCCTTGAAGGTTTTGCAAACTTTCAATTAGGGTGTCTAGGGCTGAATGATCTACATCTGATTCTTGTTCGGGGGTTTCGTCAAATGGGATGAGTTCGTTGGCTAGATCAGCACCCGAAGCGATAAGGTCCGCAACGTCCTTGAACTTCCCAGGCTTGAAAACCTTTACTTTGCATCCAGCAGCGAGAAGCTCGCTGTTGACGGCCCGAGCGTGAATGTAGCCGGGCTCGTCGTTGTCGCATATAATCGCAACCTTTGCCCCCGCTAGAGCCTCTGTGTGGTTCGAGGTCCACTTGTTTTGTCCTTCTCCTCCTGCGCCACCAGGGTTGGTGGTTGCAATATACCCAATAGATTCCAGGGCGTGAACGTCTTTTTCGCCTTCTACAACATAAATTGTGTGACCGTTCATCTTGGCTTCAAGCACTTCAGGCAGACGGTACAAGGGCTTCTCAATACCGCTTGTGGTCCAGACCCATCCTCCCTGCCCATCGGGGGCACGTTGCTTGAAGGTTTTCTTTCCATCACTGTCAACGTACCGCAGCACTTCCATGACGAGGTTATCTGTGGCATCATAGTAGGGGTACGACTCTTGAAGAGTTGCCTTCTTTTTTGGTTTTGTTGGAGACTGCTTAGTCTTTGGCCACAATTCTTGAGGGGTGACATCAATCGACTCACAAATTTCGTTCAGGTCACAACCGCCGCCTCTGAGACACTTCATCAAGACCTGACCCTGCTTGCCCACAGACACTCTCAGAGAAGGATTTTCATCATCAGCCCGACATGGGCAAGTTGCGTTCCACTGCTGCGGACCAGCCTTAGAATGATTAAGGCGTGCCAGCACGTTATCAATTGGGTCCATCAGAGAACCTTTCCAAAATCCATGCCTCTCGTGTTTTCTCATAAATGGATGTAAACATTGTTCTGTCTGCGTTCGTGGTCAGCGCTGTTGCTCCAGTCCCGAGTCTGCGAATGGTCTGCGCCAACACAGGATGAGGTTTTGCATAATCATACGTTCCAGCGTATATTTTCTGACCGATGGATTGCAGGATTGTCCAGGCTTCTTCAGGCTCAGGCGGAAGCTCCTCATCAGAGTTATGAGAAAGAACTTGTAGGCGCAACTCCCCTGGACGGGGCATCCACTTGCGGCCTGCCAGACCCATTTGCTTCACCGCAGCTTTCGTGGTGGCGTAATCAAGGTCTTGCACGAACTCCCAGTAACCTTGAGCCCTTGCTGTTATGCTGGCTATGTCTAAGGATTTGTCCCACGTCACACTCATGAATGTCACGAGGTCTTGGCACTCTTGTTTTTCCATAGCTACAGGATATCACACTTTCTCATATTTGTCAATAAAAGGCAAAAGCCCCCCAAAAGGGGGGCCTCAACCTTCAGACCTTTCCGATCATCAAAAATCATCGAAAGGGTCGGAAGCGGGTACAGTTGCTCGACGCTGCGGAGCCTGGTTGCTACGTCCCTGAGGGGCCGAGCCTCCCTGCCCGTTGCCTCGACGGCGAGTCATCGTCTCAATCCCGTTGCAGCTAACCGCAATGTGATCTGCCACGATTTCAACGGTGGATCGCTTTTGCCCCTCGGTATCCTCCCAGGAGCGCTGTTCCAACCGTCCCTTGACTACGACAGGCATGCCCTTCTCTAGAACGTTGGCGGCGTTCTCGGCGGTGTACCGCCACGCACAAACGTTGAAGAAAGAGGTTTCTTCCTGCCATTCGCCGTTGGCCTGATATCGACGGTTTGACGCTACCGAGAAGCTCAGTCGAGCGTTGCCGTTCGGTGTGAACTTCATCTCGGGGTCTGCCGTGATGTTGCCAATTACTGTGATTTCTGCATTGCTCATATCGTCTCCTAACGTTTCTCTATTTGCAGATATGTGTATTATAGCACGGTGCGGGCCGGGTGTCAAATCAAACTATTGCTGGACACAGGTGGGCTAATATCGTAAAATACCTGATATGAACGAAAACCGTGAACAAGCCCGTATGGCTTTATATGATTACTTTGTTGACACTTTGGTAGACTTGGCTGACCCTGAAGAAGGCGAAGAGCCCCAATGCCGTGATGACATGATGTCTGTTGTGGCCATCCTATTTGAAGGCGCAGGACTTACTGCCATGAATACTGACGATGGGTCAGTCGTGTTTGAGTGTCTAGGTTTATCGGCCAGCGACTTGTAGCCGCCTGTGCGCCATGAAGTGGCGTCGACACATGACCTGATACTCGACTAATGTTGAGTTGTCGATAACTTCATCTCCACCAGATGAAGCAGGCTGCCCCTCAATGAACAGTGCATTATGAGTAGCATGTTCCCCACACCAGCAGCGCATCTGATTGTCTAACTGCACTATCTTGTCGCACACCTCTAGAATCCTAGCCGTGGCTGTGAACAGGTTTCCTTTGTACGAAGTTAGCAGCCCGTAAGCGAACACTTCGATGTTCTTAAGGTCAGCGATTTCTACTAACTCATCAACTTGCTCCAGGCTTAAAAATTGTGCTTCGTCCACGAACAGGAACTTTAGAGAAGTTTGATTTGTGTGATTGTGAGAGTCGATAAGTTGCACAATTGAATCGTCTGGTTTTACACCAGTAGACAAAGCGACGCCGCCCATCCGACTTGAGCAAACTGATTCGCCCATTCTGTCATGACGGTTAATGAGAAGTACTTGGTCTGGGTAAGCACTTTCCAGGTTAAAGTGGGTTTGTAGTAGGTGTGTTGTTTTGCCAGATGACATTGTTCCGGTTAGAAAAGTGATGGTGGCCATTTTATTCCTGTTGGGCTGAGTTCCATAGGGCGGAACGCTCAGGACGGTATGTAGGTGCTACGGTTGCTGGAATAGGGGTTCCCCCATTAATTCGGGGAGCGCTTATAATTTTTTTGACCCCAGCACCGCAGTCTGGGCAAGTGGTTAAAGTGTCGTCAAACATGCTTTGGAATACTTCAAAGACTCCGCAGACGGCACAAGAATAATCATACTTCGGCATGTTCATTAGTATATTACCTTTTGGTAGTCTTGGCAAGATCTATATTTGGTACCATATTGTTAAGTGCTGTTTTGCGATTGGGGGGGTTGGTGAAGCGAGGGGATTTTCTCAGGCGAGCGTCCAAAGCGACGTTTGTCTGTTTTTTGTTGTTAGCTTGGTTTGCTCCAGCTCAGGCGTGGGCGAACTCATACGTGGTCACGGCTGAGGCTGACTGGTGGTTCACTGTTTCTGAAGAGTCTCTGGAGGTTGAGATTCTGGGAAATAGTAATGCGGCGTGCGCTGACTCCAATAGGTCCGATCCGTATTTGTGGCTGTACAACGACGATACGGGCGAGCTGGTTGATTTCAATGATGACGGTGCGCATAATGAGGATGCTCAGTGCTTTTCTTCTCGGTTGTATGTTGTTTTGGGTGCCGGTACCTACCGGTTGAGGTCAGGGTACTATCCTGTTGAGCAGGGCGTAGGGTTTGAGGGGCCTGCCCCGTATGATTTAATTTCTTCCGTTGTGTTGCAAGGTGAAGACTTGGACCCTATTTCGCCGCCTGCAACGCAGCCTTTTGAGTCAGTTCCTAATGAAGAAATTGATGCCCCATCAACTACAACAACGACAACTGTGCCAACGACAACCACCACAACAACTACGACGACTGTGCCGCCAACAACAACCGTGCTGCTGACCACAACTACCACTACTACAACAACGACGTTGCCGCCGGTAACAACGACAACGGAAGCGCCACTATCATCAACAACTACTACTGCCACTCCCACAACCACGACTACAACAACTACAATAGCGCCTACGACCACTAGCACAACTACTACAACAACTACCCTGCCTACAACTACAACAACGGTGACAATTGCGTTGCCGCCAACCACCACGCAACCATCAGAAACAAATATTTTAACAGCTATTGATGTAAGTGATGAAGATGTAGTCTTGGCCGGGATTGATGAGGCGGAGATAAAAGTAATCGAAGTCCTTCAGGAAATTGATTCCCATTTAGCAACTGAGTTTGCTCAGGTTGTTGACGGTGACGTTACCGTGGAGGATTTGCGAACGCTGTTAGAAGATGAGAGCTTTGAGGATTTACCGCCTGCCGCAAAAGACTCTCTAGCGATAGCTCTGTCTGATGCCCCTGATGAGGTGAAAGAAGAGTTTGAGGAAACGATAAATATTTTCTATGATGGCTATGACCATTACACTCCAACTGGGTCCCGGGTTAACGTCGAGACTCGTCGGACAGTCGTTGCGGTTGTGGCAGGTGCGGGAGCGGTGGCGGCAGCGGGCCAATCTGGTGGGGTGGGTGGAATTGAAAATCATCTTAAAAGAAAAGCACAACACGGGGGGAACCGATGAAACTTTTAAAGCATATTAAGGGCATTGCTAAGTCAATGTTTAAGGAAATATTTTATTTGGGGTGGACGCTGGCAGGCACTGGACTTGTCTTAATTACGCTGTCGTCTTCAACCTTGACCTACGGTATTTGGATTTCGGCCGCAGGGCTAGCGTTGCATTTAGTTAGCATTATGTTTGATTATTTCGATGGAGAATAAAATGGATGAGATTAACAAACTTATACTTAATACTGTAGGTAGAATTTTTGCTGTTTTTGTGATGAACGCTATGGCAATTATTGGAGGCTCCAGCCTTATTGGGGGAATTGATCCGTGGAAAGCGGCGTTCTTGGCAGGAGTAACAAGTTGCACAACTGTGCTGCAAAAGCTAGCCGCTGCTTACGCTGATGATGGTAAAATCACTGCGGACGAAATTGATTCTGCTTTTGCTTTAGGTCAGCATAAAAAGTCCTAGTTGGGTTTACATATTTGTACTGCTGGGCGTGCCGGGCATATGTGGTAGACTAAATATAGGCGACAGGGCAACCTTCCTGTTGCCTGTATTTATCCCCTAACAAGGAGAAGAAATATGGATGTTACCATCTATAAGCAGGTAGCTGAGCGGGCGCTCATGACTTTCGCACAGACATTTCTGGCGATGTTCGTTGTGACTGACCTTACTTCAGCAAAGGGTGCCCTTACGGCGGCGGCCGCTGCAGGACTTTCTGTAGTGAAGTCGTTTGCTGCCACTAAGATTGGCGATCCTTCTACCGCATCTGTCGTATAATTTTTTACGCATCCCTTGCATGAGGTAGGGAAGTGTGCTATTATATGACTGTTAGGGGGTAAGTCTTTTCCGCTCCGTTGTGACTTCCCTACTAACGAGGAAGACCCCGGTCACTTAGGTGGCTGGGGTTCTTTCTTTTTCTTGCGGCGGGTGGGGATGTGCTTAAGGCGATCAGGGCGAACGGCTACCCACTGCTCTCGCCCGTATGCGCCGCCCCACAGATCCACCCACTCGTTGTCTTCGGGCAGATTAGTGTTTGTGGTATGCCCGTGGAACGTGAAGGTGCCCTGCTGGCCTTTGATGCGGCACTTGTCACCCTTATTTAGAATGACTTGGGGTGAGAGTTGGTAGCTGTCGCTTTCTACCCACCCTGGCTTACCTTCCCACTTGCTGGGTTTGATGGTTTTGCGTGTCATGTTTACAAGTATACCACATAGGTGGGACAGTTGTTACATTTGTGCGTAGATCTTATCTGCGATCTCTTCACGGACATTGGGGTTGTCGTCTAGGTAGGCTTTGGTGTTTACCCGGCCTTGACCAATGTTTTCACCGCTGTATGCAAACCATGCGCCCTTCTTGTCGATGATTCCCATATCCACGCCGATGTCTACAATGTCACCTGTTCTGGAGATTCCTTCGCCGTAAGCGATTTCAAACTCTGCCTGGCGGTGAGGGGGAGCGACCTTGTTCTTCACAACTTTCACTCGGACTTTGTTTCCCATAGCTTCGCCGTCGGTTTTGAGGGTTTCGATTCTCCTAATGTCCAACCGTACAGAGGCGTAGAACTTTAGAGCCTTGCCTCCGGTTGTCACCTCAGGGCTGCCGAACATGACACCAATCTTCTCCCTAAGCTGATTGATCATAATCAGAATGGTCTTAGAGTGATTTAGGTTGGCAACAATCTTTCGCATCGCCTGAGACATAAGACGGGCGTGTAGTCCGACGTGGCTGTCTCCCATCTCGCCGTCAATTTCTGCACGAGGAGTTAGAGCCGCAACAGAGTCCACGACTACAACGTCTAGGGCACCTGATTCAATTAGACGGTTTGTGATTGTCAGTGCTTGTTCTCCGGTGTCCGGTTGGGATACGAGTAGGTTGTCTACGTCGCATCCGATTGCCCTAGCGTACACTGGATCTAGTGCGTGCTCTGCGTCAATAAAGGCACATTGGCCACCTGCCTTCTGGGCGGCAGCGATAACGTGCAGCGCAATCGTTGTTTTTCCGCTGGACTCGGGTCCGTAGATTTCTGTGACTCTGCCTTTGGGTAGCCCACCAACGCCGAGGGCTAGGTCTAGGGCGATTGAGCCGGTGGAGATGGTTTCGATCTGCATTGTGGCGTTGTCGCCAAGGCGCATGATGGAGCCTGTGCCAAACTGTTTTTCAATTTGGCCTATTGCGTCTTCTAGAAGTTTATTCTTGTCCATCTTCGTATTCTAGCTTCTTGGTTGCCCGTAGTCAAGCCTGTGAACTATAATATGTTTATGGCAAATAAACGTGGTCCCAAGCGGACGGTTAAGGCGTCCATTCGTGTTGGCGAGTGGGGAGGTACGGGCTGGCAGCTGGAGTTAGAGTGTGGGCATGTTGTGCCGTCAGACCGCCGGGCTGTTGTGGGAGAGACACGGGTATGTTGTAAAATCTGCGCTACGCCAGACACACCGCAGCGATTAGTGGAGGTTTTGAGCGACTGGGAGAACGGATGGGAACCCTGGGACCCTACTGCTGAGATAAAGATGAAAGCAAAACTAGCGTCACTTGTTGGTGTGCCACTTGATCAAGTTGAGATCAACAATGGCACTGCCACTATCTTTGTGGATGCACAGCAGCTTAAGCGGATAATGGCCAACTAGCGACAGTTGATAAAGTTTTCTCTGTGCCGCCGATAAAATAGCAGGCCCTGCCGCACTTGTGTGACCGTGGCACCAAGCGCCAACATTCCATTCCACAGACTCAAGTCTTCGGCCCCGGCGTTACCCTCAAGGAAATTATGGTGTCGTTTGTAGCCAACTTTTTGGGCTAGGGCCGTTTTGTACATCATTGATCCATGATGACCTTTTCTTTCCCAGTACAAGTCTCCGTTTGTTGGGGTTGTGGGTACGGGATGATTTTTCTTAAACTCTCCCGTAATAATGATGTCGTATGTGACAATGTCAGTGCTGTGTTGAGTTAAGGTTTCGACTGTGTCAGATCGTAACCAGTTATCCGCCCCAATAAACATTGTGTATTCAGTGTCTACTTTCATAAGCATGTCTTGGAAGTTGTCAGCGGTCCCTAGGTTTTCTTCCCTTAGGGTGTACTCAACCTCTGGATAAACTTTTGGTAAGTGGGCGCAGTCGCCGACCCCGTCATCAACAAAAAGAATTTTTTCTGGTTTAACGGTTTGTGATAACAGGCTTTCAATGCAGTGCGCAGCAAGATGCCCGTAATAATACGAGGCTACTACAACTGTTAGCATTATGGAATCCTTTCTGGGTTTATCTGATGTATAACTTTTCCGTCAACAAGATACTCAGGGTAGTCTAGCACGCTGGCTGACTTGCAAAAGCCATTCATGTAGGTCATTCGTGAGTTTCCTGAGGTGTTTTCTTCGCTTCCGTGTATAATGTTTACCGACCATAACATCACTGAACCACGGGTTGCTGTGTACTTTGTTCCGTAGAGGTTCTGCCTGTTGAATTGGCGAAGGTTTTTAGGGACTGGGAAGATTGGCCACATGTGTGAGCCTTCGATAAACTCTACAGCGCCGTTACTTGGGGTGATGTCATCTACCGCAATAATTGTCTGCAAGTAATCGGAGGATATAGATGCCGTAAAAACACCGCTTTCCCGAAATATAGTGTCTCGGTGCCAGGCGAATGTATCTAAGTCTTCAGCTTCCCTAAAGTAAACTTGATTATTAATCTGGCGGACATTGTCCCCTAAGAAACTTTGTACAATATCAACCATTCTCTGGTCAATTCTGTACTTGTTTAAGATTGGGTTTGCTAGCGCCGGGAAAAAGATTAATGACTTTTTGTTGTAAGCTTGCTCGCTAGGAATGTGGGGGTAGCCAGAATTTGCTATTTGTTCGTCGGTTGTGGCATATGCGGCAGCCTTCATTTCGTCGCACTCATCCGCTGTGAATACGTCAGGTATCGTTGTGACACCTTTTATGTCTAGTTCTTCTTTATGCGAATGGTACATAGTTGCTATACAGTTTGAAGTTTGCGTCTGGGTGACTTCCTTCTGCCACACCCTGTGTAACAGAATAGGCTTTTTCGTAACCAGCTTTTTTGACTAGCTCCACAACTCTGTCGTCGTAGTCCCCGTAGGGGTAGCGTAAATACTTTGTTGGGAAGGGGGCAGTGATTTCTTGAATAATTTCACGGTCACTCAGAAGGGGTAACGACGTGTGTGACCATGTGTGCCAGCCAATTTCAAAGTCGTACATTGCACACAGGGATTTAACCTCAGTGAGTGTACAGTATCGCTCTAGCTTGGGTACCATGTGTAGATCAAAGGTGTTATCTTTACCCATGAAGTTTCCCATTACAAACATAATCCCTGATTTGCCCTTTAGTACATCATGGTTGTCTAGAACGTTTCGGTAGACTCCGTCAAAGCCAATGGGTTCGTCGCACGCCAGGATCTGTGCCCTGGTGTGGTAGTTAGAGTGGTGTGTGTCTCCGATATTGTGTGCAAGTCTCATTGGTACTCCCATACGGTTATGTTGTGAACGTACTCTCTGTATAGGATATCGAAGCTCCGTATTGGGTTCCCGAACGTGTATGGTTGTAGCCACGATGATATGCCTGCAATGAATACGGTTGTTCCAGTTGTGCAGGCATCGTGGATGTTCTGGGCTATTGCCGCATGGTCATACTGTGGGTAAAGCAGCCCAGTTGCCATGACGAAATCGTAGTGACCTTCGGGGGCCAGTACCCGCCTTACGTTGGGCGGTAGTCTAGAGGAGGCGTTGTCGCTTACTTCAAGTGCATGGATCTCGGGGGCTGGCAGGTCTTTGGTTATCCACCCTTCGCCTGCACCTATGTCTAAGGCCTTGTTAAAGTTAGGGCCAACGTCCTCCACTATAGCTAGGTAGAAGGACTTCCTGTACTGGTCTTCCGGGTCCTTTTGGTAGTTCCAGGGGTCCGCCTGCTCGTACCATTGTTCTAGTTCGTGTAGAGGTTGCATCGTTATATGCTACCTGGTTCTTGGTGTGTTTGGCAACTAGTCACCCACCCTTTCGTGTGGTAGTAGTTGACGCTACTTACACGAAAGCTCAGGCTGTACCCGCTCTAGTATTATTAGATCCCCTGCATCATCGACCCCAAGCATCCCCTATTTTTTCAGGAATGCCCACTCTCCCCAGATATGGCTCTGGATGCCCGTGTGCCGGAACCGCATGGGCGTTTGCTAGTTCCGAACCTATCTCCTCAAGTCCTAGTGTTCAGCGTGCAGGGACTGGGACCCCGTCAAGGGTGTTGTTCCAGTGTATCGTGCGATCCATACCGTCACTCTTTGGGTAGGCGTGCCCGTCGTGTCTCTTTCTCACCAGTTGCGTAACGAGTGTGACCCTCCGGTCCATCAGCAGTTCTTTATGTCATCGGGATTCCCCGGTTGCGTTGCGTTGCGGTGCGCTCCTTTTGTTGGTTTGCTGGGTATTCTAGTGGGTTTAGGGCGGGGTGTCAATGCCTGTTTTGGGTTGTTTGCTTGACAAATAGTCTTTAGACTATGTGAAGCAACGAAAGGAAGCAACGTGTTTAATGAAATTAAGGCACCTGCATGGTATCGTACTGCTCCTTGTCGTGGACAGGATCGTTTGTTTTTCTCGGCTAAGCCGTCAAAGCGTAAGGCGGCTGTCCGCATTTGTGTGTTAGAGTGTGAACATACTGAGGAGTGTTTGGGTATTGCAGTATCCGCTAAGCTTATTGACGGGGTTTGGGGCGGAAAGACGGGGCCAGAAATTGAACGAATAGTTGAGATTACGTGATTGAGTTCGATGATTTGGCAGATGATGTAATTGGTGTACTGCGTCGGGGGTTGATGGAAGTAGTCTTTTTTGTTGTACCTGCTTCCGCAATTGAGGGAAAAGATTTCGAGCTGCTTGTTTGGACCGACTCCACGGTTAGTATTGGGGTGTCTGCGGATTATTTAGACGGACCACTTAGGGACATGGTTGCTGAAGCCATTCTTGAAAGAGACCACGGGTCGTCGGCTTCGTGGGAAGAGCATGCAATGGAGTTGTTCGTTATGCATTTGAGTGACATTTTGAATGAAGTTATGCATAGGAGTTTTGACAAGTGGTCGTATTTAAACCTTGATTCTGGATTAAAGCGGATTTTAGGGGAGCATTGACTTAGATCGGTCAGCATGATAAACTATGGTATTGCTACTATTTACTAGGGAGATATATGGCTGATCGAACATTGCAGCACATAGATACAGTTACCGATCTTTTACTTGAACTACGGTTACTGCTTGGCACTCTCCCTTCTAGCTCTACTGATGAGGAGCTTCTTGAAGTTGCAGGAGCCCTTCATCATGTCAAAAGTATTGCGACTCAAACATTCAGTGAGTTTCAGACGATAGTGGCAGAATCCATTGACGCTTCCGCTCCTGTAGAAATATCTACGGGTACCATTGAAGTTAAGTCTGGGGCACCTCGTAAATCGTGGGATCATAGCCGACTTGCCGCTGAGGTTGGGCGTCGTGTTGCAGATAGGAATATGAACATTGACTCTGGGGAAATGAGTTTGTCTCCGCAGGAGCTTATTCAACAGGTTCTGGAGTTTGTTGGTCTTTCGTATTGGAAGGTAGGTAAGTTGAAGGAGCTTCACATTGATGCGGATGATTTTTGTGAAGTTGGAGAATCCAAGAAAAATCTTGTTGTAAGGAGAGATGTATGAATATGTTAGCTGAGTTGTCAGAGCCGTTCCCAGTCGAGGTGGAGCGGCAGTTGCGTAAGGGTAGTGCTATGCTTACGTACATTCCAGTATCAGAAGTAATTACCCGGCTTAACAAGGTGCTGGGTGTGGACATGTGGTCCTATGAAGTTATGAAAGTTGAGCGGGATAGTTTAGATCCCGAGTTTGTGGTCGCACATGTGCGCCTTACTGCCACTTTTATTCCAACAAACGAAGCGCCCAATCTTGTGGTTGTGCGTGAAGGAATTGGTGGGCAGAAGATTAAGCGCACAAAGAGCGGGGATATTGTTGACCTTGGTGATGAATTTAAAGGCGCTGTATCTGACGCTCTAAAAAAAGCGGCGCAGTCTCTGGGAGTTGGGCTTTATCTTGCCCGATCAGAAGAGGCCCTGTATCTGGAAGAAGTTGAAGATGTTGAATCAGCCATCAGTGAAGAACATTTCGAAAAACTTCGCACAGTACTTAACTCGTTGAGCACCGCAGAAATGCATCAGGCCAGGGAGCATTGGGACTCAATTTCTAATGATCTTCCTTTTGAACGGTTGAATATTACGAGAGCACTGTTGGATCAGATGCTCGACTTTGTTCGTAGTGTTCGACAGCCCACCGAAACAGGCGTCGTGTTTGATGCAGAGTAGTATGGATCTGGGCCCTATCCCTTATGAGCCTCCACGGTATATGTCGCCGTCGTCTATTGGGACATTCCAACAGTGCCCAATGAAGTTCAAGTTTTCCAGGCTTGACCGGTTACCGACAGAGTCGACTGAGGCGCAACATCTGGGCTCGTTTGTTCATGAAGTTTTAGAAGACTTGTTTGCGTTGCCCGCAGAGGAGCGTACCGAGTCAGCCGCTCGTAGTATCGCTCGGTGGCAGTGGAATATGAAGTGGAATGAAAAGTTCAATGAACTTGCCGAGAAGGGGACAGAAAACGAATTCCGATGGAAGGCGTGGTGGTGCATTGAGAACTACTTCGGCATGGAGGACCCAACATCTTTTGAGGCTGCTGGCATAGAAGCAAAGATGGATGGTGCGATTGACGGAGTGCCTATCTTTGGAATTATTGACCGATGGACGTTGGAAAATGACAAGCTTGTAATATCCGACTACAAGACCGGCAAGAAACCTCGCCCTCAGTATGAGTGGGAAAAAAAGATGCAGATCACTATCTACAGCATTCTTTTGGCAGAGCAGGAGGAGCG